GAACTGGATAAGTGGGAAAAGCGTGTGTTGGCTATTATCAAGGATAGCCCAACGCATTACCGGAAGCTGGTCCGGCAGGCTGGTAACCTGGTAAGGAGAAAGGTCCGGAAGATAACCCCAAAAGTAAGCGGTGACCTGCGCAAGTCGTACCGAGTACGGGTAAAAAAGAGTCCTAGTAATGAGTATGTGGTCGAAGTAGGGACCAATCTGTTCTATGCAAAGATGGTTGAAGAGGGACATGCTATTGTCAAGTATCGGCGGCACCAAATTCCGGGGAAGGTCAGGGTCCGCAGGGAAAAGCTTGTGCTGGGGTTTGTACCCGGCAAATTTTATTTCCGCAGGGCCTGTGAGGAAGCACAAAAAGAATTCCCGGAACTGCTGAAGCAGTCTGTCCGAAAGTTGGCGAAGGAGATGGGACTGGATGTTTGGGGATAGTCTGAATGCCATACGGGGGATATTAAACAAGACCTTCCCAGAAGTGAGCCGAATATATGTATCGACTATGCCTGATGCTTTTATCCGTCCCAGTTTCTTTGTCCAGCTTGCCACTGCCAGTGAAGAACATTTATCTCGAGACTTGTACCAGGTCAATATGACCTGGCAGGTGGTTTATTTTGCCCCGCTTCTCGATACAGAACAGCCAGATGTTTTTAGCCAATTAAGTGTCTCTGATACGCTAAAGCAGGCCTTTATGGACAATATGGTTCTGACATACGCAGAACCGGCCAAGAAGGCTGCCGGCATGGTGCAGGTTGAAATAGTAGTGGAAGAAGGTTCAGATGGTATTGTGATACCATCCGGAACGCTGTTTACAACTATTGACGGAGTACAATTTGTAACAACAAAAGCAGTTGAGGTTAAAGAGACTGGGGTTATAGACATCCCTGTGGAGGCAGTTGAAGCTGGGGTAATTGGGAATGTACCTGCTGGAGCAATTGTTGGGACTGTTGCTGAAATTCCCGAGATAATTTCGGTAACAAATACCAGTCCAACAACAGGCGGTGCTGAAGCAGGCGACCCAGTAGTGTTTCATGTTGTGGAAGTTGAAGGCGGGCCGAGAGACGCTGAGGTCTACATCACGGTGACTCTGCAAACCGAGATGACCCGGCCGCGGCCTACCTACGACCTGATGCAGGATATTGACTATCAACAGGAGGTGTAAAAATGGGACTTCCTAGCGTGAATATAGTCTTTCAGTCCAAGGCGATTAAAGCCATCGAGCGGGGCACAGTGGGGACGCTGGCCCTGGTGCTCAAGGATGCATCAGTATCAGAATTGACTCAGTATGTGTTGACTGATGTGGCCGATATACCTGACACCTTGAGTGCGACTAATCAGGCATATCTGGAGCAGGCGTTCATTGGCACGCCGAAAGAGATTAAGGCAGTAATCATTCCTAGCACAGCAACGAATTACAACGATGCCTTAAACTACCTGGAGACGATTAAATTCAACGTCTTGGCGATACCAGGTATATCTGATGCGGACGCTGCGACCGTGGCCACCTGGGTCAAATCTATGCGCGATACAAAGGAGCGCAAGATTATAGCGGTACTGCCCAACGTGGCCGCCGACCATGAAGGCGTTGTTAACTTCTGCGTTGAGGACGGCACTGGGGTCGCCGGCGTCGTTACGGTCGGCAGTATGACCTACTCCGCCAGCCAGTACACGGCCCGGATAGCGGGGCTTATTGCTGGCTTGCCGTTGACAGTTGCGCCGACCTACCAGGTGCTTTCCGAAGTTACTGATGTTCCGCACCTGACCAAGTCCGAAGCGGACGCCAAAATCGACGCTGGCAAGTTTATCCTCTACCATGACGGTGAAAAGGTTAAGGTGGCCCGGGGCGTGACCAGTTTGGTAACAACCACCGAGACCAAGGGAGCCGACTGGAAGAAAATCAAGCTGGTTCGCATCCTGGATATGATTTACACCGATGTTAAAGCTACCATCGAGGATGAATATATCGGTAAAGTGCAGAACAGCTACGAGAACAAGCTCCTTTTATGCGCGGCTATCAACGCTTACTTTGAGGTCCTGGAACTGGAGCGGGTGTTGGACCCGGGTAAGAACAAATGTGAAATAAACGTGGCGGCGCAGAAGGCGTACCTCAAGAGCATCGGTGAGGACGTGGACAATATGACCGAGCAGGAAATTAAGGAAGCCAACACTCGGGATAAAGTATTCCTGCTTGCTACCGTACGTCCGCTTGACGCGATTGAAGATGTTCAACTGGTTGTTAACCTGTAGGAGGTGATATAAATGGTTTTAGACGCATCCCGGGTGATAAATGGCACCTTTGGCGAGGTTTGGCTTGACGGTGACAAAGTATCCGAATGTTATGGACTTGAAGCAAAGGTGGAGATAGACAAAGAAGAAATCTCCGTCTGCGGCAAGCTGGGCACCGATACTAAGATGATGGGGTATAAAGGCACTGGCAGCCTGAAGCTGCATAAGGTCAATAGCCGGATGATGATTAAGCTCTCGGGCCAAATTAAGGCGGGGATGAACCCGCGTTTGCAGATTTTGTCTTCGCTGAAAGACCCGGCTGCTTACGGGGCCGAGCGCATCCTGATTAAGGACGCGGCCTTTGACGATCTTACCCTGGCGAACTGGGAAGCCAAGGCTAAGGGCGAAGTGGAGTGCCCGTTCACCTTTACTGATTGGGAACTGCTCGACACGATAACTCCCAAGGAGGCGTAATTTATGGGACAAACACTTGAGATGTTACTTGCAACTGACCCAAGCAAAATCAAAAATATTCCTACCGGCCAGGTTGAGATCAAACGGCTATCCCGGGAGCTAGGGCAGCCATTTTACATCAAATTCCGGGCCGCGACAATCAATGAAATAAAGGAAATCGGGGAGAAAGCCGGGAGCAATGAGACGGAAGAAATGAAGTGGACCATTTATGAAATGTCCATCGACCCTGATTTTAAGAACAAGGAGCTGCGGGAGAAGTTTGGGGTCAAGCGGCCGGTGGATATCGTTGATACTATCTTGTTAGGTGGCGAGATTCTGACCGTTTATCAGGCTATTCTCCGACTGTCCGGCTTCGACCGCGAGGGGCTTAACATTGAAGAAGTAAAAAACTGATTGACGAGGGCGGGGAGGCGGCGCTGATATATTGGTACACCCGCAAGGGCCGCCTGCCGTCCGAGATTTATAACCTGCCGGAAGGCGAGAAGGCGTTTTTATATGCCTGTATGTTGAAAGAATTGGAAGATAAGTCGAAGGAATTTCCTAATTTAGGTTGAATATACCCCTAAAAAGGGGGTGAAGGCATGGCAGACGTTAAATATTGTCCGCTGTGTGCCCGGAAAGTAGAACCTACTAAGAAGTTAAACTGGCCGGTGTTCATCATTTTGTTGATTATTGGTTTCGTTCCTGGAGTATTGTATTTCATTTATTACCTGCTCAAGCCTAAAAGGGTATGTCCAATTTGCGGGACAAAGCGGTTGCAAAGCGTTGATAAAGCAGCAGAACAGGCGATACTGCAACAGAATTAAGTCAAAGCCTCCATTCCGGAGGCTATTTTTATGCCCTTTTTAAGGGGGTGAAATCATGCTTTTAAGCGCCACGATACGGCTTAAAGACCAGTTTACAACCACAATGAGCAAAGTGGTTAAACAGACTGGCACATTGTCTAAAGAAACCCAAAAAACTACAGGAACGGTGCAGAAATTAGTGGCCAAGATGAAGGTCCTGGGGAAGACCGTGGTCCGCCCGGTCATAAAACTCAAGGATCAGGCGACCGGCACGTTGAAGAAAATCAAGGACAACCTGCTTTCTCTTAAAGGGCTGGCCGCCGGTGCGCTGGCCGCCGCTGGGATTGGAGCCATAGGTGAAGCGACCGTTGGCGCGGCCATGAAACGAGAACAGCAAATGGTGTCGATGCAGCATTTTATCGGTATCCAAAACAAAGGGATGAAGGAAGCTGACGTAAAGAAGCAAGCCGAGCAGTACGTTGGCTGGCTCAATAAATACGCGAATATAACCCCGTTTGAAACGGGAGAAGTAATGGCGGGTGGCGCCCGAGCCATAAACATTGCCGGCGGCGATATAGCTAAGGCCCGGGAACTCGTAAAGATAGCCGGTGACATGGCAGCCCTGAATCCAGAAAAGACTTTCGCTGACGCGATGGAGGCTCTGGCAGACCTGCGAGTGGGCGAAACCGAGCGCATGAAGGAGTTCGGTTTCAAAATTACGCAGGCTGACATCAAAAAGGCAGGCGGTGCCGAGGCCGTCATGCTCAAACAAGTGGCACCGTTCTTCAAGGGTGGTGCTGAAAAGCTCTCAACCACCACTGCCGGATTATGGTCAACAGTAAAGGGCAACATATCTACGGCCTTTGCTGATGCAGGCATGGGCATAGTGGAAGGCTTGCGGCCACAGTTACAGTGGCTGGTTGACTTCATGGACAAAAAAGGCCCGACAATAAGCGCAAAAATGCAGGCAGTTGGGCAGGCAATTGGGAAGGTAATATCCGGGGCGAGGGATGTAATAAATACGGTTAAACCTGTAATAATGCCGCTAATTAGCTATATCCAGGCGCAAATACCAGCCATAAAAGCTATGTGGGAGACAGCCTGGCCGACCATATCCTCAGTGTTGCAGACAGCCTGGGGGATAGTTAAGCCTCTTTTAAGTATAATTGGGAACACTCTAAAAATCCTGTGGGGTATTTTTAAGGCTGTCTGGCCAGGCATTGTGGCTGTGGTTAAAGCAGCATGGAAGGTATTGAAGCCTATCTTTGATGCAGTGGGTAAAGGCCTGGGGTTGATAGCTAAAGGTGTCAAGTGGGTGGCAGACAAGTTCAATGCCAGCCCATCGGAAGTCAAGGTCGCGTCGAAAACCGCAAAAGGCCATGCCGCTGGCCTGCGCTATGTGCCTTATGACAATTACCCGGCTCTCTTGCACCGAGGCGAGGCTGTTTTACCACGCCGAGATGCTGATTTATACCGCACCAGCAGCGGCAATGTAACAGTTGCAAAACTGGCAGATACCATAATTGTTAGGGAAGAGGCCGACATTGACCGTATAGTAAGGGCCTTAGAACATAAGCTCCGGTTAGCAGCTGCCAATCGCGGAAGGGTGGCGTTTGCGTGATGGAATTTTGGCTGAGCTACAACAATTTTGCTGAAAAGCTGCAGCTGCCAGTCCCACCACCTGAATACCAGTATACAGCCAGCAACCAGAATGAAACGGTGAATATTCTGGGCCTGGGTGACATCATCCAGATTACCGGCGAGGGGCTGGCTGAGATAGAAATATCCAGCCACTTTCCGGCTAACCGGGTGCCCTATGCTCAATATTACCTGGGTAATCCCTATGAAGCGGTAGAGACGATTGAACGCTGGCGCAAAACCAAACGCCCTATCCGTTTGATTATCACCGGAACCCCGGTTAATTTAGCCTGCGCGATTGACTCCTTCACCTGGGGCGAGCGCGGCGGGAGCCGGGATGTGGAATATTCGTTGAAGCTCAAAGAATATAGATTCATCCAGGTTAAGCAAGTGGGCACAAACACAACTGCCCAGGCATCAAAGTTGAAAACGAATTCAAGCCGGCCGGATACCAAGGAGCAACCCAAAACTTACACGGTAAAACCAGGGGACAGTTTATTCCTTATAGCCAAGAAAGTTCTTGGAGACGGTTCCAAGTGGCAGGCTGTATATGCTAAAAACAAGTCCACTATAGGCCCCAATCCCAACCAGATTAAGCCGGGGCAGGTGTTGGTGATATGAGCTACACTGTGTTAAACATTACCCAGGGCGGCAAGCAGCAAGACATAACGCAGATAATTACCAGCCTATCCTGGGGCGGTGACGTGAGAGAGGCAGCGAGAAAACTGTCTCTTTCTTTTATCTATGGTGGAGACAATTACACTCCACAATACAAACCGCCGGCAGGGTCCTTAGTGGTATTGTTAAACGATCAGGGTATGGAGCTATTCCGGGGCGTGGTATGGGAGCCAGAAATAACGCGGGGCGAGGGCAGTATTACCTGCTTCGACCATGCGATTTACCTCACTCATAATAAAACCACATATAAGTTTGTGAATATGTCGCCAGAGGCGATGATAAAAAAGATTTGCAGTGACTTTGGCATTCAGACAGGTGATATGGTGGCAACTGGGATAACTTTATCCAAGCTAATTCTACGGGAGCAGCTGCTGTGGGATATGGTAGTTATTATTCTCACTGAGGCCAACAAACGGACAGGCAAGAAATACAGGGCTGTGATGCGGCAGGGTAAACTGAATATCGAAGAAGTGGGCAAGCAAAAGCAACGCTGGGTCATAGCTGAAGGGCAGAACCTCATCAGCGCCAGCTACCGAGAAAGTTTGGAGGAAATGCGGAACAGGGTTGTAATAGTAGGGGATAAGGACCAGGTGCTGGCTGACCTAAAAAATCACAATCTCGTAAAGCAATATGGGATGCTCCAGGAATACAGGCGGGAGAGCAATATAAAGGCGGCAGAGGCCCAAGTGATAGCGAAAAACCTGCTGGCCGAGTTAGGCAAGCTGTCACAAGAGTGGGAAATCGAAGCCCTGGGGATTGATGACGTTGAGGCTGGGCAGATGATAGAGGGTGTGGAGCCGGTCACGGGTATAGTGGGG